TTTGCTTGATGAGTTTTTCTTAGAGGGAACCGTTTCGTTAACTCGATGGATGTTGATGGCCAAAGGGAAAATTAAGGCCGGAAGAGAAGTTGGGTCAGCTTTGAAGGTAGACCATTCACAAACCATTCTTTATCTTGAGAATGGGTCAACTAATGCTATTTATTCAGCCATGGTACGAAGGCTTAAGAAATGCATGAATGAGTGTCTTCGCCCTGAGGTTCGGTTGAGTCCTGAGTGTAGTGAAGAAGAACATGAGGAGTGGTATAATAGTCTTCAAGGAATTCGTGAGTCTTGTGGTCAGACTTATTCCTATGGTATCGACACAAAATGTTTTGATAGATCTCAGGAACATGTCAGTTTGAAGATTGACTTGGAGTGGTATCGTCGACATGGGCTTGATGCGCGTAGGCTGAAGATTTGGGAGCAAACGCATGGTGTTAAGAAAGCAACTAGTATGATGTTTGGTGTTGTTCTTTACATGGTTCTTGGTGGAATTTCAGGATTGTGGAAAACTCTTATGCGTAATACCATTGTTAATACTGCCGCTTTGATTGTTGCAGCTGACATAAGACGTGGTGACTTGATTACTCTTGATGTCAAAGGTGATGATGTTGACTTAGAAACAAAACGTCCGCTTCAAGTTGAGACTATTGTTGAACGTTTGAGTCTTACGTTTAACTTTAGTAGCAAATTCAATACGAATAGTGTGCGTTATATGTGTAAGAGTTTTCGTCTTTTCGTTGACGGCCGTTGGGTTTTTGTTGCTGATCCTTGGGCTAGATGTCAGTCAGTTTGTACTATCTTTTGGGCAGGGAATCATGAGGACACGTTAAGTGAACGCTGGGTTTCATTGGGTGCAGATTTGCGGCATTATGATGATGGGAATTGTGTTGATGCTGTTGCTGAGGCAGCACAACAGTTTTATCATTTGCCTCATCCAATGTATGGTTCTTCACGTGCTTTGACTGTTTTAAAAAATGATTATGTTCAATTCTTGAGAATGTTTGGTCCTTTGGAGTTAGTTAGTTAGGTTTTCTTTTTCCTTTATTTAAGTTATTGATTTATTTATTATTAAAAAGAGGTTGTTACTCGACATTATTGGTAAACATGATGATTCATGGTCAACAATTTTACAAATAACAGTGCGCTCACGACGTTATCGTGAAGTATAGTTGCCACGCTACAATGTGGCCCTATGGGATTGCTTTTTGGTTCTTTATAGGAGTTTAGCTAAGGCTTTTGCCGAAAATTGGATGGAGGTTTGATATTAC